TCGCCTGCGTTGAACAGGTTGAGGTGCTTGAGCTTGCGGGGTAATGCCATGATTCAGTCTCCTTATGCGCTGACGCGGCTGGCGAAATCGACCAGGTACTGATCGGTGATGCGCTGGCGCAGCAGCAGGTTTTCCAGCGGCGGCACCGGCGTGTAGTCGTAGTCGATCAGCAGCTTGCCCGCCTTGAGCGTGTCCTTGTCGTTCACGCTCTCGTCAAGCCAGCAGTCCGCGCCGATGAGATAGCCCTGACTTACGAGGCTGCGCAGCCTGGCGCGGATGCCCTCGATAATGTCGCGGGCCAGCGACGGGTTCAGCGCGCCGTCCACCGCCCACATGTGCGCCTCGGCCATGGTGTCGGCCAGCACCTGCGCGGTGCGGGTGTAGCACTCAAACGCAAACAGCGGGTCGTCGCTCAGGCAGCGCGAACCCCAGAAGCGGAAGCCGTCCTTACGAATCAGCGTGGTGATGTCGTTCTGGTTCAGCAGGCCGGAGTCGGTGGCCGGATCCTGCAGGTCCCAGAACACGTCTTTGGAAATGCCGGTGACGCCGTTCACGCCGACGTTCGACAGGGATTTATGCCAGCCGGTTTGCTCGTCGATTTTGGCGCGCAGGCCGAGCGCGCGGGCGGTGGCGAAGGCCGTCGCGTCCGCCTTCAGCACTGTGTCAAAGTTGATGAAGTCCGGCCAGATGAGCATGCCCTCGCGCTGGCTGAAGTTCGCGCGGTAGGCAATCGCCTCTTCCACGCTCTGACAGCCGTAAGCCGACAGGTAAGCAAAGCCGCGCAGGCTGTGCGCCACGCTCAGCAGCTCGGTAGCCACAGCCTGCGTATCGTGACCGGGCACGCCGAGAATGCGGGGCTTCACGCCGCACACCGCCTGCGCGGCCAGCAGCGCCTTCATGCCGGTGCGCTGGCCGTTACTGACGCCGCCGATGATATTGGAGGTGGTTTCAGCTTCGGTTTCGCCCTGCGGCACGCGCACGACGACGGTGACGGGTTTGGCCTGGTCAGCGATAGCGTCCAGCGAGCGCGCCAGCGTGCCGGACTCGCCCGCCTTGCCGCTCGCGGTGAGGACGTCGGTCAGCAGTACCGGACGATTAAGCGGGAATGTGGCCGCGTCGGCGTCATCGCCGGTGCAGACCATGCCGACAATCGCCGTGCTGATGGTGGTGATGGTTCGGGTGCCCTCGTTGATTTCCTCAACGCGCACGCCGTGGTGATAATCCTGTGCCATATGGCGGTTCTCCTGTGAAGGGGTTCCGCTATGGTCGGCGCTATGTCACTTCGGGGCACTGATTTGCTGTTGTATGGGCAATGACACAACGGACGAGCGCAGCGCCCGTTGCTCTGAGGCGGGAATGTAGCGGTATAGCGTTTTAACCGATACGCCGATCACCAGTGACACCTGGAGAAGCGTGGCCCCCTGCGCCAGCATTCGCCGGGCGCGCTCCGTGATTTCCGGCGTCATCAGTCGTCGCCTGCCACCAATGCGACCTTTCTCGCGGGCGGCTGCCAGACCGGCGCGGGTTCGCTCCACAATCAGCTCACGCTCCATTTCGGCAAGCGCGCCCATAACGTGGAAAAAGAATCGCCCCATCGGCGTGCTGGTATCAATGCTGTCCGTCAGGCTGCGAAAGTTTACTCCTCGCTCGCGCAGCTCCTCGGTCAGCATAACCAGATGCTGCATACTGCGCCCCAGCCGATCGAGCTTCCACACAACGAGCGTGTCACCCCGTCCGAGTGCGCGGAGTGCTTTTTTTAGCCCCGGCCTGTCGCGGGATTTGCCGCTTATTTTATCTTCTAAAATCAGGTCGCAATTTGCGCTCATCAGCGCGTTACGCTGTAAATCCGTATTCTGCTCACTTGTTGATACCCTGATATAGCCAATCAGCATGGACTCACCCCGTTAAAAGCCGCGAAGTGTGCCAGCAGGAAACTAATCAGGGCCACAATTATCTTTCTCAAAAACCTTGGTTTAGGCGAAGCTGCGAAACGAGGCGTTGGCACAGGAGTAAACCAGCTACCGGACATGAGCATGTTTACCATGTATGGATCGTTGAACGTTTTTTCAGCCATAAATATTGCGGGCAAAAAACGCGTTATGGAAGGTTCTGCTACCGTATCGATGAGCAATGGCATAGGAACATTTACACTTCCTCTGGCATTCGCTGCTGAAGGTTTTACTTTTCTGGCTCAGGATATAGGACAGGGCGTATATACCCTCTCCTGTCAGCCCTATAACACTAATAAAGTGACGATGTACGGTAAATCTGCGGGTGTGGATGCTAATGGTGTTATTTACTTTAAATTTTTAGCGATGGGATCTATCTAATATGTTCTATTCGAATGAAGCAGGGTTTACTCTTCAGCAGGTGCATGAAGACCAGAAAGAAATCACAGAGTCTTATTGGGAAGAAATGGTTATAGGGCAGTCTCAGGGTAAAATTATTAGCACTGACCAACATGGTTTTCCATTCCTGGCTGATCCTCCTCCGTTAACAAATGACCAGTTGGCCCTTATTGCTGATGCCAAAAAAATTACTTTGATGGCTGAAGCGGCTAGAATCATAGCGCCATTAGAAGATGCACAGAAGTATGGCATGGCAACTTCAGAAGAATTATCAAGTTTAGAAGAGTGGCAGAAATACAGGGTTATGCTTTTTCGCATTGATACCACTTCAGCTCCAGATATTAACTGGCCTGCCACTCCGAAAATATAACTTTCCAGCGCTACTCAGGAAATAATACGACGCTGGATGAAAGCACCTTCTTCTTTTTGGCTAAGGTGAGCTTAACCATTAGCATCTGTGATACAGATAAAGCTCACCTGCCAGTTGGTGAAAAAATCTTTTAGTAACAGACATGAATAATGTACTAAATATCAACTGACTTCATTGCACTGAAAATTAAAAGGAGCATCATTATCCGTGACATATACTCTCAAAGCCTCTGGAAATGTCACGGTAATTTGTCCTTTAGCAAATACGAATCCGGATGCCCCCCATATAATCGCCCGCCTCAGAAATGCCTCTGCATGGGCTGAAACCTCCACTGCATCTGAAGGCATTTCCATTTCCTGCAAATAAAACCCCGTCTCTTTCGGACTGAAATAAAGGTTCGGCATATCAATATCCCGTTGACTCAAAGTGAATGGTTGGGGCTTCACCAAGAACGTTTGTCGTATAGGCAACAGTGAAGCGCGTTTTTGAAACATCGTTGCCGGTGTCAGTATCTCTGTGAACAGCTACGGACCTGCCCGCCATCGATCCCTGCGTTGTATAGGAAGGACTGGCGAGCGTCGCGAGCGTAGACACCTGCGCGCCCGGATATTGCCTCGGAAAAGCGACGCGATAATAGTGAGTATAAAAATCTACGCCGCCGATGGTCTGTTTGTTGAAGCTGCCGACAGGTGCAAGCGTGACAGTACCAAACTGTCTGATCATGCCATTAGGCAGCACTGTCCATCCGTTCTGCCCGTTGCGTGAATAGCCGAAGGCAGACATATCAGGCAGCTGCTTATCACTTGTTCCGACGTCGCGCTTTGCGGCTTCGCCCAAACCAAGGTTTTTGAGAAACGCTGATACGTCTGCGATGTCCGCGCCGTTCCTGGCGATGTCCATTTTTCCAGCCAGCTTATTAAGCACAGTCGTGGAGAAATTCGCGTCACCGCCCAGCGCGTCGGCCAGTTCTTTGAGGGTGTCCAGTGCCGCAGGTGCGCCGCCAGCCAGCGCGGCAAGTGCGGCCTGCACAAAGGCGGTGTTTGCCAGCTGCGTGGAGTTATTCCCCGCCGCCGCCGTCGGTGCTTTGGGTGTACCGGTAAACGTCGGGCTGGCTTTGGGCGCGTACTGTGTATGCGGGTCTGCTGCTTTGATATGTGCATCCATCAGGCCGTCGGCGTACTGGCGCACCTCCAGCGCCTTATCATCGGCATACTGCCGGGTCGCCAGCACCACCGACGGGTCGATTTTGAGCGTCACCGCGCTGGTGCTGTTCACGATGATAATCATGCGCACCGTCTGCGTGCGTCCGCTGCCCTCGGCCAGCTGCGGCTTGTAGGTCTCGGCGCAGTTAGCCACGGCAATCATCACGCCGTCGGCGTCAAACAGACCGATTTCACGGATCCAAAAACCGCCCTCGCCTTCCGGGATAATCTGCTCGGCAATAATCTGGCTGCCGTTGGCGGCGTCAATCGTCAGCGAGTTAAGCGACGCGCGGCGCTTCTCGCCGATGAGTTTCGTCTGTGCCGGGTCAGGCGTGGGCAGCGTGCCGCCGCCGTCGCCCACGGCCAGCTGCGTGATGTTCACTTTCGTGCCGAGCGCGGCAGCGTTGGCAAGCTTAGCCGCGCCCTGATTGGTCAGCAGGGCAAAATATTTTGTTGTCATGCGCTCACTTCCGTCAGGTCGATAAGATGCACCGTCGCGCCGGAATACACCGGCCCGCCGACGCTGATTAGTTCAGGGGTATAGGGATAAACGGTCAGCTCGTCGCCGTCATAGCTGGCGACGGCCACCGGCACCGTGCCGTTTGCGTCCAGGGTGATTGAAAGCCCGGTTAGATGGCGGCTGCACGGCTTGGCGTCCGCGATCACGCGTTCCAGCTCGTGATACATCTCCTCGGTAATACCGGTATCCAGCACGCCCACATCCAGCCGAAACGTGCCCGGCTCATCGTTGGTTTTCCACCACTCAATCACGCGGATGAGATAGCCCAGCGGCTCCACCACGCGCCGGATCGCGCTGATGGTGCCCTTGTGCTGATGGATGTAAAACGCATCCTTCACCACCTTGCGCTTCACGCTTTCCGCCCAGCTTTCGTCCCAGCGGTCCACCGAAAATGCCCAGGCCAGATAGGGCAGAAAATTCACCGGGCAGGCGTCCGGGTTCCACAGGTCGCGCAGCGGCACGTTCAGTCCGGAAATGCCGCTGCACGCCTGCGCCAGACGGCGCTCCAGCGCGGATGAGCCGGGCGGCAGCAGGCTGTTACTCATGCCAGCACCTCGTCGTCCGCCACGCTGATGTCCGTCCCGGTGCAGTTGCCCGCCTGCGTGCGGTCCATGATGATGTCGGCGGCCGGTTCGGTGATTTCCACCCAGTCCACACCGGCCACACGCAGCACTGCGCCGTAAGACTCGCGACGCACGCTGCGGCCCAGCTTTTTCTGCTCAATCAGATAGGCGGCAAGCCGCTCGTTTGCCGCCTCAAGACAGGGCGCGGCAGCCACGCCGTCGAACAGGTGCAGCTTCGCCTGCACGCGGTAGTTGTTGATGGTTGCAGGCTGCACGGACACGCGGTCCGCCACCGGGCGCACGCTTTCGTCATTCAGCGCTTTGTCCACTGTATTCAGTAAATCAGCGGCTGCCGTGCCGTTACCTTCCCGGCTCAGCACGGTAATTAACACCGTCGCCGGTGACGGGCTGATGGCGGACACGTCCTGCACACGCCCGTCCGCGCTACGGGCGTGAAACTCGTAGGCCGCCGTCGGACCGGCAACCGATAAGCCCTCAAACGCTTCTGGCACGCGCACGCGAAGCGCGTCGTCTGATTCCATCACCGCCTCAACCGGCAGCACGGCGTCCGGGTTGGCCGGGGTGATGGTCAGGCGCTGCACGTTACTGCGCGCGGCCAGCTGGTCGAGGTCGCTTCCGAGCGCGTAGGCCACCATGACGGCCTGCGCCGCCTCGTTGATGCGCTGGCGCAGCAGGATTTCCCGGTACACGCTTTCCTGCAGGCACTTCACTATTGGCTCAGATTCAAGGGCCAGCACGCGGCGCATGGCGGCCTGTTCATCCGTCGGATAAAGCGCAATCAGCGCCTCCTTACGTTCGGCCAGCAGCGTTTCAAAGTCCGGCACCTCGATCACTTCCGGTGCGGGCAGCTGCGAAAGGTCAATTACTGCCACTGTTCACCCCCGTAGGCACAGACATTGCGAGCGGTGAGCCGTCAGCACGCTGGCCTGTCAGCTCAACCACCATGGAGCCATCAAAGGCGCTGGTTATGTTCAAAGAGCTGAGGCGGATGCGCGGCTCCCAGCGGCTCAGCGCCGTGTACGCCGCCGCCATCACCTGAAGGCGCACCACGTCGTTCTGGGGCTGGTCAATCAGCACCGACAGCAGCGAGCCGTATTCACGACGTCCGATGCGGCTGCCTTCCGGCGTGATCAGGATGTCGCGCACGCTCTGGCGAATGTGCTCGGTGTCGGTGATGGCTTCGCCGGTGTCGCGGTTCATGCCGAGATACATCAATGCGGACCTCCTGACATATCGCCGCCCGATTTCACACTGTCATGTAGGTGAGCATCAGCCACTACGCCGTTGGAACTCATCGCCCCGCCGCCCTGTGTCACCGCGCCGTTCATCACGGTTTCGCTATTGATGAGCATCTGACTTGCATCAACGCCCAGCTGGTCAGTGATCAGCTGAATGCCGTCGGCGGCCTCGATGCGCACGCTTTTGATGTTCTTAATCAGCAACTGGCCGGTGTCCGGCTCATACTGGAACCAGCCGCCGTCGTTGAACACGGTGGTGCTGCCGTTCTCTGAATAATCGGGCGGCGGGAAGGCATCGGCATAAATGGCCGGCAGCGCGAAGGCAGTTTCGAGATTGCCGCCGAGGCTCAGCAGCACAACCTGCTCGCCAATGGAGGGTTGCCACCATGTGCGGGTATTCCCGGCGCGGAAGGTGAGCCAGTTAATCCAGTTGGTTTCAAGGTCGCCCGTTTTCACCCGGCACAGCCAGTTAACCGTATCCACATCGGACACGGTGCCGGTGCGGATCAGATTGGTGATAAGGCGCATGATTTCGGTGAGTTTTTCGTTCATGGGGAGAGGTTGCCAGCTGTTAACCAGAACACCGAGCGTGCTAACTTGTGTAGCGACTGACACAAAGAAAAATGGGTATGTATGAGTAATAAATTTTATCCCTCTTTTGAATTGAAAGAATTCGATAGCGCTTATTCACTTTGGGATGCTCTTTCTCCAACAAAAAGTATCGATCCTGAAGGAATCGATTCTTTTATTTTTCGAGGGCAAGCAGATGCAACCTGGGGATTATTACCTAGTGCTTTACGTGAAAATTCATTTTATTTATCACGCGCTGGCACAAAATTCTCTGAGGATGTTGTTTGGAATGAAATTGAAATCATCAATTCATTTGTCACCTATTGCGACAGGATAGGAATAAAAATACCAGGAGACAGCCAAGCATTTAGGCAACAACACCTAAATATGCTCCATCAAGGCAAATGGGTTGATAAACCGTCTTTATGGCCTAATCCAGAAGTATTAGATTTGTTGGCGATGGCTCAACATCATGGCGTTCCGACGCGACTTCTTGATTGGACCAGTCAACCTTATGTTGCCCTATTTTTTGCCATTAGCCAGAGCCTTTCGCGAACAGATGACTGGACAAAAGAAACTAAGTTAGCTCTATGGGCTTTGAATACAAGTCAAATATGCCGACACCCGGAAATAAGGATTTACAGAGCAGCTGGAGCTATTAGCCCGCATTTAGCCGCTCAGCATGGTCTATTCACAATTCATCAGCACAGAGGTGGCTATGGTAGAACCATCACCGTTAAAGGCCTTGAAGAATTAACTGATGATTTACCCGAGCCAGTTTTTTATAAATATACACTACCAATTAATGAAGTTATCAAACTTTATAAACTTCTCGAAAAGGCTGGTTACAACGCTGCAAGCATTTATCCATCAGCTGATGGTGTGGGAAAAGCAGTAATCGACAAAATTAACTTTTACAAAGCAGAAGACACCCTCAAAGCGCTTTATGGGTTATAGCTATTCTGCCAACCAATGCATCAGCTTCTCGCGGACAGAAATTTCCACCTCATCATTCACGCCCAGCAATGGGCGCTCTGTATATTTAACTTCGGTACCACGTCGGTTCACTCGATCTCGAAGGCCGTAATGGTGTACACGCACTAACCGCTGAACGCCGGGAACAAACGCAATTTCTGCCATATTTGCGTTTGCCTGCGCTTTGAGATACTTCGCCGTTTTAAGTTTCGCAAACATCTTGCGGCGAATGCGGCCCGGCTTGGTGCGGGCAGTTACGCGGCGCGGTTCCCATGCCGTGCCGTCCGGGCTACGCTGCAGCGTGATGTTGCCCTGCTGAATGCGTCTGACGTCGCGAGCCACCTCGCGCAGCATCTTTGTTCTGGCCGCCGGTTCCAGCTGCGACAGCAGCGCACCCAGCCATTCCTCGATTTCATGCAATTCAGCCACGGCGTACAGTCCATCCTTCCCCGGCATCGTCCGGCGCTTCCGGTTCCGGCACGGCCTCAACCGACATCACGCCGTCCACCTCTTTCGCGATCACGCGTTCCGTCAGCTTTAGATTCATGCTGATGTCGCAGCGGTCATTGCCCAGAATATCGGCTTCAAATGTGAAAAGCCGTTCCCGTTCGGTGGCGTTCTGCAGCGCGTCCGGCTGATTGACGCCGAGCCAGAATAAAACGGGCGCCATCAGCAGATTCTGGTCGCCGGTGAAATCAGTGATCACCACATTCAACGTATAGCGGTACTCCCACGAAATCGACGTAGCGGAAGTGGCAACCACCGCGCCATTGTCCACGAACAGATGCAGGCGATCCGGGTTGTCGGCCACGTAGGGCACGGCTTTATTCAGGGCGTTTCGCAAGGACTGCGGCTTGTTCATCGTCTTTATCCTGACAGCTGATGATGGTGTCTACCTTGTCGGCGCAGGCCGCCCATGCGGCTTCGGTGTCGTCCAGCTGCGCCAGCAGGTCGCCGTTACGGCGCGGTGCGGCTTCGTCCAGGCGGCACGGGGTGATTCGCGGACAGCCACTCACGGTAAGACTGACCTCCGGTGAGGGGCGGACGCTGGCGCAGCCGGATAACAGGATCAGGCAAAGAGGCATCAGCCCAGCGGCGAAGCTCGTCATTTTCACGTTTAAGTTCCTCAATGGTGCGCTGCCGGTCACGCAGCAGCGTGCCGTTCTGCTCGGCGGCGGCGTACAGCTGCGTCTGCGCCCGGCTGCTGGTCTGCGTCAGAATGTTGAGAGCAATCAGCTGGCCGTTTTTCTGTGACAGCTTTTTACCCTGCGCGGCTAAGTCCTTCACCTGCGCGTCGATTTTGTTGTGGGCGGTGCTGAGTCGCCACGACTGCACGCCAAGCGCGGCAATCAGAACCAGCACCACCGCAGCCAGCGCGCGCATCATGCTGTTACTCCTTTTAAGCACCATGCCAGCTCACGCTGTCGCCGGTTATCCAGCCCCTGATTGAATACGCCTTTCACGTACACCCAGCGCGGCAGTTGATAGCAGGCATCGCGCCAGCGCTCCTGTTCAATGAGCGCCACCATCGTTGAGCCGCATGCGTTGCCGGTGCCGACGTTAAACGCCAGCGACACCAGCGCGTCGTAGACCGGCTGCGGCATAGAAACCGCAGCGCAGCGCGCCAGTGCCGCCTCGACGCGTAACACGTTGGTGATGAAATTCCCCGCCGCCTGCCGCTCGGTGATGGACCGGCCCGGCACCACGCCGACGGTGTTACCTATGCCGTCGGTCCACTTGCCCGCGTCGCACAGATAAGGCTTCAGGCGGCAACCTTCATAATCTGCGATCAGTTTCAGCCCCTCGACGGAGGTGTGCAGCTGCTGGAAACCCGGCATTGAAGCGGCAATGAGTAGCACAGCGCCAACGGTGCAGCGCTTAACGGTTTGCAGATTCATATTCCTCCCGCGTGATGCGCCCGGCAGCCAGCAGCTGATAGGTTTTGCGCTTGTAGTACCAGCTGATGATTGCCATCAGCAGGCCGATTAATACCCCGGCCACGGTTGAAACGTCTTTTAGCGACATGTCGCCCAGCCATGCCATACCTACAGCAATAAACCAGACGATCCCGGCGCGGATTCTTTCCCACATGATTCAGTCCCAAAGCTGGACGGACTGCACGGTGGCCGCCGCCGTCACGTCCGGCAGCTCCACCTCCAGCCCGTGCGGTAAAATGGGGCCGTGCTCCGCCAGCCCCGGATTGGCCTGCAACACCTGCTCCGTCATACCCTGCGTGCGCCCGTAATGACGCCAGCAGATTTCATCCACCGTGTCGTACTGCTGCGCGCGCACCTTCATCAGATCAGCTCGACTGTGCAGTGCGGCGCATTCTGTACACGGCTGATCGCCCAGCGTGCTTCACGCCACAGATCGCCGGTGGCGTCTTCCAGCTCTTCCCCGCGCTTGGCAGCGGCAGCGGTGGCGTCAAAGTCCTGATAACGCTCGTTCAGCACCGCGCGCGCCCAGCACCACACCGCATTTTCATAGTGATGCAGACGCACGCTGCGCCCGGCCAGCTGCTCCGCCGGTACATCGGCCAGCCCGTTAAAACCGCGCAGCTCCTGCTGTTCGCGCCACGGGTACAGCTCCGCGTTCACCTCCGCCATCGCAGTAAGCACCACCTGCTTAAGACGCTGCGGCGTCACGGTGCCGTCAACGCGCATCACGCTGCGAAACGTTGCCAGATCGATGTCCGGCCAGAATGAGTTGTTGGGGATAATTTCCGGCGTTCCCGTCGCCTTTTCCGGCGCTACAAACTGCATGCCTTATTTCTCCTGAATAGGTGGGCGGTGGACGGGGTTTTGAT